TCGAGGTCGTCCAGGTCCCCGGCCCGGTAGCGGTGTAGGTTCTCCAGCGCCGGCAGCTCGTCGAACACGCCCACGCCGCGCGGGATGACGACCGGCACACCGCAGGCCATCGCCTCCAGCGGCCCGTAGCCCACGCCCTCAATCGTGCTGGTGCAGACGTACACATCCAGCGAGCGGTAGAAGGCGGGCACGTCCTCCCAGGTCACGTGCTGCGTCGGGACTGGCCAGCCCTCGCCGATGGCGGTGAATTCCAGGTCGCGGCGGCGCGTGGCCAGCGCGCCCAGCAGCGCCTCACCTTTGCGCCCCGCCGGGTAGACGAAGCCGCTCGTGCCGACGCGCGGGCGCTCGTGGCGGCCTCGCGGGCCGGGCACGAAGTGCAGCCGGTCGAGCGGGACGTTCAGGCGCGCCGTCGGGCCGTGCGCCTTGAGCGGCTCCTCATAGAGCTTGCAGCCTGTCAGGCGCAGGTCCACCCGCGCCGCGCAGGCGTCCCACATTTCGAGCTTGCCGTCGCGCCCCTCGTCGCGATGCGAGAACCAGGCGGCGGTCGGTGTGGCGTCGAACGACCGAAAGCGGTCCCATTCCAGGTAGGGCCAGAAGTAATTCAGGTCGGCGTGCGGGTCCGGCGCTGGTCCCCCGCTGAACGCAGGGTGGGCCGTCAGCACGCGGATTTTCCGCGCCAGAATGTGGTCCGTCTCGAAGTCCCGGCTCACGATGTGAATTCTCACCGTAACACTCCAAAATGGTGGGAGACCACTGGCCCCCCGTTAAAAGGCCGTCCTAACAGCCAGAGTTTGACGGGCACCCGCGCCAGCGCGCGCAGCAACGCGCCCTGGTCCTGGTCCCGGAACCGCGCCCATTCCGCGCGCCACGCCGCGAACAGCGCCCGCGTCCGGTCATTGCGCGCCACGAAGAACACTCCCGCCTGCAGCTGCAGCGGCTCGCGCGTCCCGACCGCCGCCAGCGTGGCCGCGCGGTCGGCCTCGCCCACGTGCCACAGCAGGTCCGCGCCCTGGTTGGCGCTCGGGCACAGCGCCAGGTCCCAGCCATCGCGCAGGACGGCGAACCCCGCCGCCAGGTTGCCGTGCACAGTCGTGTCGGCATCCAGGTAGACGGTCCGCGCGAACGGCGTCCAGTCGAGCAGCGCCGTCTTGAGCGCCCGCGCCCCGATGGCATCCGGCAGACGACCGTCCGGCGTTTCGGTCGCCACATGCACCGGCAGGCCCGGACAGGCCCGCACCAGCGCGTCCGTGGCGCGTCGTGCGGCGTCGCGTGCGCGCTCGCCCAGCGCAATCATCGCCACCCCCTCACCGGTGCCGTCCACGGTTGGTCCAGACGGTGGGCAGGTCGCACACCAGCGGCTTGACGGCGTACAGCGCCCGCAGGAAGGCGAGCTTATCCTCGCCGCCGGGGACGCGCGCTCGCTCGGCATGCCACGTCTCCACCAGCTTTCGCGTGTCCGAGCAGCGTCGGACGAACACCAGCCGGGTATCGCGCAGCGGCACGCGCAAGTCGTGGATGACGCTCTCGGTATAGGCCCGCTCTTCCTCGCTCCCCACATCGCGCGCCAGGGTGTCGTAGTCCCACAGCGGGACGGCCACCTGCCAGTGTTTGAGCAGGTTGAAGCCCTGCATCAAGTGGTCCATGCGCGGCTCGAACTCCGGCACCCACAGCAGCGTCTCGCTGTAGGGCAGCAGGGGCCACGCCTCGTCGTGAAACGACATGCGCAGGTTCTCCACCTTAGCCAGCCGGTCGCGTACGGTCGGCGCCACGCCGCCATAGCAGGCGATGCCCGCCGTCGGCGGGTTGGCCGCGCCGGTGTCGATTTCCCACACCTCGGCGTCCCCGACAGCAATCCACTCGCGGGCGCGGTGCTTGCCCACTTCCACCAGGTCACCGGGACGGTAGGCCACCGCCCTCCCGGCCAGGAGCAGATTCTTCGCCGTCTTCAACCGAACCCACATACAGGTCCTCCCCAATGGGGCGGCGCGAGGCCGCCCCGTGTGCGTGTCAGCCAGGCGAGAGACTACTCGACCACTTCATCCAGCAGGTCGCCGGACGCCGGCTTGTAGCGCGGCGCGCCCCACACCGTCACGCCGAAGATGCCCGCCGAGGCGGGGGTGACTTCGACGTTGATGTAGCGGTAGCCGTCATTCTTGTCCAGCTCTTCCGCGTTGACGTTGATGACCGACACCGTATCGTTGTCAGTCGTCGCGGTCTTGGCGATGTCCTTGGCGTTGTCATCCAGCGCGGCGGGCGTGCCCGTGCTGGTCACAAGCTGCTCGATATCGACGTCCAGATTGCCGCCAATCACCCCGCAGTGGAGCACGATGAGTACCTGTGGATACAGGCTCATGTCGATGGCCCCGGTGTTCTGCTCGGTGTCGTACGACGCCGGCGCGATACCGCCCAGGTATTCCAGTCCTTCACTGATGAGCTGCATGTCTGCGTCCTTTCTACTGGCCTACTCTTAGCCAGTCTGTTACGTACTCTTTCCGGACAGTCGGACGAAGGGGGAAATTTGCGTGCTCCCATCCTTCAGCGTCAACGGCTGAGCCAACCATGGCTGGCCGTCCACCCGGTGCACCACGCGCCACGACGTCTTGTTGTACTTCCACTGGTCGTACTGCGTGCTGTCGATGGTCGTCGCCTGACGGTCGCCCACCAGGTAGAACGGGAAGTTGGCGAGCAGCACGTCGCCCGCGCTGCCCGGCGCCGGGGTTTTCTCGGTCCAGAAGACCGGCAGGCCCAGCAGCGTGCCCGGCAGGCCGGTGGCCGCGTTGGGCGCCCACACGTAGGAGGGATTGCCCGCCGGCCCGTTGAGGGTGATGATTTCGTTCATCAGTCCCTGGTTGATGACCCACACGCCGCTCCCGCCGGTGGCGAGGAACGCGGCCCGCATGCGAGCCAGGTCGGTGTAGGTCACGTGGCCGGCCTTGGCCGTGCGCGCCACCGACACGATGCACGGCGAGTTGAGCACGCCCAGCGGCTGCCCCACGCCCGTGCCGGTCAGGAACGCGTCGTCTTCCATCCAGGCCACGCCGCCGGCGAAGCCCATCGGGCCGGAGAAGAAGTCATTGAGCGAGATGGCCGCGTCATCCACCAGCGCGTTGGGCGCGCGGGTGTAGCCAATCAGCTCGCGGGCGGTGAGCGTCACCGCCTTGAACTTCGGGTCGCTCTCGGTCTTCTCGGCGCCCTCTTCCTGCCAGTAGAACTGCAGGCCACCGAACCAGTGCGGCTTGCTGGCCGTGGTCCCGGACTGGTCGAGCACCGGGATGTCGATTTGCCGGCGCGTCATGCGGATGATTTGGGCGCGGGGACGCACGATGGCATCTTCCGGCGACACGCTCATCAGCTCGGTGCGCTGCTCGACGGGAATCAGATACCCGCCATCCTCACCGACGTTGCCCGACATGTCCTTGGCCTCATGCCCGCCGGCCTTCTCCTCGTCGAAGTAGACCAGGCGCGGGTCGGGGCCTTTGGTGTTGCGCGGGTTCTCGGCCTGCCAGATGGCATGCAGGAACTCGCCCAGGTCGGCGAACTTGCGCGAGCCAGGGACCTGACGGCCCGCCAGCGCGTCCATCTCGCCGATGCGCTCCGCGGCGACGTCCAGCACGTCCTGGGCCTGGATGACCGATTCTTTGAGCTGTTCGGCTTCATCCATCAGCCCGCGCGCCTTCTGCGCCGCGTCCGGGTCGGTGCCCTCCTCGACGAGGCGAATGGCCTCCTCGTAGAGCGCCTTGGCCTTGCCCACCCGGTCCTTGATGTTCAGAGAGAGAGTCATTGAAGTGCCTCCAATGTGGCTAATGCCTCACGAGCGTGCGCGAGCAGGTCCGCCTCATCGGTGGGTGCCTCGCCAACCGACGGCCCGGCCCCCTCGTTGGGGGTGGGTGTCTGGCCCTCGGGCGGCCCGGCCTCGGCCTCCTCGTCACGGGATGGGACAGCGTCGGCTTGGGCGTCGTCTTCGACGTGAGCCGTCCCGGAAGATGATAAAGTGATGTCCGTCACCGCCGCGCGGACTTTGGTGGCGTTCGGGCCGTGACCGGCGAAGAAAATCCAGTCCATCGACCAGACGGGCAGCGGGCGCAGCGCCAGGTCTTCGGGCAAGCGCTCCCGCATGAGCGCCACGACATCGGTGACGAGCGTCATCAGGTCGGTGTGCTCGTCACCGTC